AGCCCGAGCCCTCTGCCTACGTCACCAACAAGTTCACCGACGTCAAGAACTCCGGTGAGTATCAGTACGCTTACAAGGCCATCTTGTGGGCCGTTGAGAAGGGCATCACCACCGGCACCACCGCCACCACCTTCAGCCCCGCTGCCAACGTGACTCACGAGCAGCTGATCGCCTTCCTGTATCGCTATGATGTCAACCTGCTGGGCCATTCCGGCGCCGGTGGCTATGGTGTCAGCTATGCCGGTTGGAGCTCCGTCCCCGAGTATGCTCAGGCTCCCGCTAAGTGGGCCGCTTACAAGGGCATCCTGACTGACTCCACCACCTATCCCACCACCGCCGGCACCCGTGCCACCGTAGCTCTGTGGCTGCATCGTATGTTGACCCTGTAAATTGATATTCCCCAAGAAAACGGCTCTTCGGAGCCGTTTTCTTATCACTTTTATAATGGTGCTTATTTATGATAAAGAAAACATTATTGAACGCTAATCCAGACATTGCGGCTGAATGGCATCCCACCAAAAATGGCTCGCTTACTCCTGAGCGTGTAGCGCTTCGGAGCAATAAAAAAGTATGGTGGAAATGTAAAAAGGGGCACGAATGGGAAGCGTATATCTCCAATCGAACACGCTGGGATGGCTGCCCCTACTGTGTCGGACGGCTGCCGATTGTTGGAGAAACGGACCTATTGACCACGCATCCGCAACTGGCTGCTGAGTGGCATTCTACAAAGAATGGTTTTGGACCAGATACCGTTTCGGCCGGAAGTCATAAAAAGGTGTGGTGGATCTGTTCGCGTGGCCATGAGTGGAACACTACTGTTAATAGCAGAACTGCAACCCCCCTTGGCTGCCCTTATTGTGCGAACAAGAAGCTCCTGAAAGGGTTCAATGACTTTGCCACACGGTATCCGGAAATTGCAAAAGAGTGGCACCCGACAAAAAATGCCCCCCTCCTCCCCTCTGAGTTTATCCTTACCCAGGATAAGGCTTGGTGGATCTGTTCCTCTTGTGGTCACGAATGGCTTGCTTATATCAAAAACCGAGCAAAAGGGAGCGGCTGCCCCGCTTGTGCGAATAAACGAAAAGGCAGAAATACGCAGCTGATGGAGAAACGCAAATGAAAAATCTGACCGGACAACGATTCGGCCGGCTTATTGCCATTCGGCCAACCGAGGAAAGGCGACATGGGTCGGTTGTGTGGGAATGCACCTGTGATTGCGGAATCACTGCATTTATTGCGAGTGCAGAACTGCGCGACGGCAAAACAAAATCCTGTGGTTGCCTGAGAAAAGAGCTTGCAGCAAAACTTAGCACTCGGGCACATAAGGATTTTATAGGCCAGAGATTTGGCCGGCTTACTGTGATCAGGGAAAGCGAAAGACGGCTGAACGATGCTTTGCTATGGGAATGTCTGTGTGATTGTGGAAATATCGCCTATGCAACAGGTTATCAGCTGAAAAGTGGGCGATCACGGTCTTGCGGATGTCTGCGTAAAGAATATATGGTGAAGCGCGGGCAGGCGCGAAAGATTGATCTGACAGGCAAACGGTTTGGACGCCTGATGGTTGTTCGTGAAATGGAAGAGCGACGAAAGAAAGCTGTCATGTGGGAATGCGTTTGCGATTGCGGGAACACAACAGTTGCCAGTAGCTACGCATTGAAAAGCGGAGGTAAAAGGTCTTGTGGGTGTCTCAGAAAAGAAAACACCAAGATGCTAAGTGCTATGCGCAGAAAGTAAAGGTTCACGTCTGTGCAAGCAAGCGAAAAGGCAAACGTTTCAAAAATACGCAGCGACAGCGTTGACAAGATTGGTATTTAGTGGTACAATGAAACCACAAAGAAAGAAGGAGCGTTTAGAGCTATGAGCGGTGCTGATATCATATATGCAATGCTGAAACAGAAAGGTTGGACCCAGGCTCGCTTAAATGAAGCCATGGGCTATACTTCTCCCGGCACCATGTCTAACCGGCTCCGGCGTGGCAGTATGTCTGTGAAGGTATTCAGTGACATCGTGGATGTATTGGGTTTTCAGATCCATATCCACCCGATAGCTGAGCCGGGAAAAACGGTCAATATTGCCCAGTTCTGCGAAACGGAACTGAATGTCAAAACCTTGTTTGATGTAATGGATATCTTGGGGTATAAGATGACTTTTTCCCCAGAGTTAGAAATCAATTAAAATCAGGTGCACCCAACCATTAAGGGCTTGCGTTACCTCGGTCATTTCCAACCGATCTAAATGGAAAACTGTAAAATATAATATCAACTTAGTGCCTGAGTGCCTTGGAGAAATCCGGGGCACTCTTTTTTTATTGCCCTGAGCAGGAGGTTTTTTACATGACGGAGGACAGAGCCAATCTGATCGAGCGGCTATTCGCATCCGACACAAACGATGTAAAAATTGTTCGAGGCATTTTTGACTTGGCCCGAGCGGAAAATTCTATGTCCATCGGACGCCGGGTGCGCAACCTGGCAGCGGAAAAGACCCGTACCCACCGGGGCAAACCCCAGCAAAAAGAGTTTATGGAATTGTATTGGGATATCATGCTGTGGCTGGCGCCGAATGATTTTGACAGCTTCATGCTATACCTAGAGCGGAATCGTAAACCACAGGACAGGTTCTATCAGCCACGCCGCAAGCAGTTGAAACCCATTTGTGATTCCTTGCAGGCGTTGGTCGATGATGAAATAGATCAGTTGTTTTTGAGCTGCCCTCCCCGTATCGGCAAGAGCGCCATCGTCAACTTTTTCTTTGCGTGGATTATGGGCCGAGACCCAGAGGTTTCGAACCTATACAGTTCATACAGTGCTTATGTAACCAAGACTTTTTACACCGGTGTTCTGGAGGTTTTGAATGACCCGGACACCTACTGTTTCAGTGAGATCTTCCCAAAAGCAAAACTGGCGTCCACTGATGCTCAGGACTTACGCTTGGATATGGGAAGAAAGAAAAAGTATCCTACTTTGACTTGCCGTTCCATAGACGGTGCGCTCAATGGCGGGGCCGATTGTCAAGGGATATTATGCGGGGATGACCTCGTAGAAGGGATCGAAGAGGCCGTTTCTCCTGACCGTCTGACAAAAAAATGGAGCACGGTACTGAACAACCTCCTTCCTCGTCAGGTCGGAGACCGCGGAAAAATCCTGTTTATAGGTACGCGCTGGAGCTTGGCAGACCCCATCGGGAAGCAAATCGACTTGCTGGAGAACAACCCAGACTATGCTAACGTGCGGTATACTGTCATTAATATTCCCGCCCTGAATGAAAACGAGGAATCCAACTTCGATTATGAATATGGCAAGGGCATGAGCACCCAGCAATACAAGCAGCGCCGTGCGGCCATGGAGGAAGCCGGCCAAATCGCAGACTGGGAAGCACAATACATGGGAAATCCCATAGAGCGTAACGGACAACTGTTCAATCCGGACATGATGCGCTTTTATAACGGCACCTTGCCAGACGGGGAACCTGACCGGGTGTTTGCTTTTGTTGACCCGGCTTATGGCGGGGGCGATTATGTCAGCTCACCGATAGCCTATCAGTATGGCTCCGATGTCTACATTCATGATGTTGTATACGATAACTCCGATAAGTTTGTCACCCGGCCGCTGCTGGTGTCCGCTTTCAAGCGAAATAGTGTCGGTTCTGCCATGTTTGAAGGCACTAAGACGGTTTCTGAGTACCGGGAATGGATTGATAATAAACTGCGAGAAGATGGATACCGGGTGAACATTCAGAGTAAGGCTGCCTCCACTCGCGTCCGGAAAGAAGAACGGATTTTTGAGCGGGCGCCGGAGATCCGCGAGTTCTATTTCCGCGATGCAGCTCACAGAAACTCGGAATATGCAGCGTTTATGCGGTGCCTACATGCCTTCACCATGACCGGGAAGAATAAATGGGACGATGCACCCGACTCATTGGCTGGACTATGTGACATGATTCATCGGACGGCTCGAAAAGCAAAAATCATCGACCGACCTTTTTAACTGAATGGTTATTTGATTTTTCGGCAATAAAAAAAGGTGGTAAGCAATGCTTGCCACCTTCATTCATTGTGGGAAAAACACATTAAAACCAGCTATACATATATCGTTTAACACTGCAAACCGATAAAATTATACTTTTTGAAAAAGAACCCATTAAATATAACCGATTCTGTAACCCGGCGGTGCTATAATAACCTAAAATTGGGGTTACTATACTTTGTAAAAAAGTAGACCTCTTAACCATCGAAAATACACTCCCATCACCCTGATACGATTTGCCGAATCGTCCTAAGTTTTACTCCGAATTTCATCATACCGCATCCCACTATTTTCGAGAAAGGAGGACAGGGTTTTGCAGAAGTATGATATAAACATGGCGAAGCATTTTCAAGTGCGCCGCCGATGGAACAACATCTGGAAAAGAATCACGATGGCCCTGGCCTCCGTGGTGGTTTTCTGCACCGTTTACGCTTTGATCCTGCCCGCTATTACTATGGAACCCGAGTATATATGCGGCCAAGAATCTCATCTTCATACAGAGGCATGCTATCAGCTGCCCGAACTGACGACCCTATCCAGCCTGATCTGCACCTCTGACACTTTAGGAGTCCATAACCATACACCCGAATGTTACGACGAAAACGGCGAGCCCAAGTGCGGTATCGCCGACTTTGTGTTGCATACACATCATTCTGATTGCTTTGATGTAAACGGTGAATTGGTTTGTTCACTGCCTGAAATTAAAGCGCACATTCACGACGAAGCCTGCTGGCAGCATCCTCATGTTCATGATGAACCCTGCTTCATCCAGCAGCATGGCGAGCTCCTTTGTACTCTGGAAGAGGGAAGTTTACATACCCACCTGGATACCTGCTATATCCAGCAGCAAAACCTAATCTGCTCGCTCCCTGAAACAGAGTCTCATACCCATACCACGGAAGCCTGCTATACGGAAACAAAGACTCTGCTCTGCAACCAGTCTGAGGTAGAAGCCCACACCCATTCTGACAACTGTTATACCATAGAAACTATTCAGATCTGCTCCCAAGAAGAAACTGAAGGTCATACTCATGGCGATGGTTGTTTTGCAGAGGATGGTTCCACAATCTGTGTCTTACCCGAGATTGCTAGTCATACCCATACGGACGCCTGTTTCCAGACCACTTCCAATTTCACCTGTACACTGACGGAGACTGCAGGGCACAGCCACAGCGATACCTGCTACTCCGAGCCGACCAGTACCCTTATCTGCACAACTGAAGAAACCGACGGCCACACCCACAGCGACACTTGTTATGAAACTGTAAGTGTGGTTACTTGTGCCCTTGAAGAGAATATTCCTCACGCGCACACCGACTCCTGTTTTGTTTGCACTCCCGTTCTGCAGTGCGCTCAGCCGACTGGAGAAGACGCTGTTTCTGTCCTGAACTGTGAAAAGAAAGAGCTGATCCTCCACACCCACGAAAGTGCTTGCTTTGACCAGACTGGCGCCTGTGTTTGCGGTTTGCTGGAGATTTCTGAACATATTCATGACTATACCTGCTTTGTGATTACCCAAGCTCAAACCGCCGAACCTGTCCTTGTTTGTGACTATGAGGAGCATGAACACACCGAGGTTTGTATCGCTCAGAAAGAAACGGACAACATAATCACCAGCGACCAGCTCATTGCCGAAGGTTTTTATTGCGGCATTGCGAAACACATCCATAAACCCGAAAACGGCTGTTTCGTTGAGGATGGCATGCTCATGTGTACCATGACCGAGCATGAGCACACCGAGTTGTGTAATCTGGACCCCGCCAAACGGGACCAGACCGACCCCGCCGATGACTGGACCTTCTGGCTGGAGTCCATGCCCGCGCCCACCGGTGTTGCAGCCGACGACCTACTGGAAGTGGCCCGCTTGCAGCTGGATTACAGACAGAGCGCCGACTATTACACCGTCACCGAAGAAGAGGAAATCCTCTATTACAACCGTTATGCTGGTTGGTGGGCGTCGTTATATGATGAAGTGCCTTATGGCGACTGGAACGCCAAGCTGATTGCCTTCTGTCTGTCGGCTGCCGACATTCCCTTCCCCCTGGCAGAAACCCCTTCCGACTGGCTTTGGGATCCTGAACTGGCTGATTACCTACTTGCTGAAGGCGAGCTCCCCTTCCCCGCCGACATAGTCTTTTTGGACAACAACCGGGTGGGCATTGTCACTGCAGTGGACGCTGAAAAGGGTAAGCTGGATGTCATCCTCGAATGGAACGGCAAAGTCCGTGAAAAGACCTTCGCCCTGGACAAAGACGTTTTGGCCTTGGCCCGCATTCCCGGCAACCAGCCTGAAGGATCTTTGGAACCTCTTCCCGGCGAGATCGTCCTGCCGGAACAGTTCGTGTATGAAGACGAATGGCTGACCATGGTGCTCACGGTGGAGGGCAACGCCGCTCTGCCCGAGGGCGCCGTCCTGTCGGAAGAGACGCTTCTGCCCGAGCCTGTTCTGACCGTTCAGATGCTGGATGACGAAAGCGATTTGTACTGGCAACTGATGGACGCCGCCCAGGAGCACGGCGAAGAGGGCGGCCTGCTGGGCCTCACCGCTATGGAGCTTCAGTTCTGGTACGGTGAGTATCTGCTGGACACCACCGCCTGCGCCATGACCGCCCAGATCACCCTGAAAGAAACCCTGCTGGCTCCGCCGGTGCAGACCTATTCCCTGCGCGCGGCAGTCCCCACCCCCGCGCCTGAGGCCGAGACTGGTGTGGAAGTGGCGGTCATCCAGGCCGACGGCACGGCTATCACCGGTACGGATACTGCTTTCTTTGAGACCGGCGCGCCGTCTCCCACCATGACCTTCGCCGTGACCAATAATGTGATTGCGGTAGCCACTTCCACGACCGCTAACCCTCACTTCACGGTGCAATATTACGCCAACATCCCTCGTGTTCAGTGGAGCGATACGGCTACTACGAGTGGCACCTTGCAGATTATTAATACAGAAGGTGGCAATTTGCCGAAAAACGGTCAGTCCATCCCCATGAAGTATTTGCGGCTGGACAACAACATGACGGTTCTGCGGCAAAACACATTGACTGAGGTTTATGCGGAGCACAACTATGAATATATTACTGCGCCCAACCTGATCTACTTCAACCGTTTATACGAAAATGCAAACTATTCGTTAAAAGAAGTCTGGATGCTGAAATCTGGTCGTTCTGCTGAAAGTATGAATCGCGAGGATTGGAATTTTTACAATCCAAACACGATCCACTTCACGAATCGTGATGAATCGGTATCCGACACGACCATTCTGATTGATGATGGTGCGATCATCCGACTGGTTTATGACACGACACAGACCGACTATCAAAACAAGGTTAATTTCTACGATTACGATATTACCGACGGCAAGCTGTATACCACCGAAGCAAATGCACGGGCGCAGTCTTCTCCGGTTTCTTCAGCAGCTGCTGGCACGAAATATTTTATGAAGTCTGACAGTTTTGCCGGTGATGACCAGGAAGGTATCAACTCCCACACAAACTATGGATCTACCGGCATAAAGTTTGCCTTCGGTAACGCAAACACCCGAGTTAAATTATGCCTCAATAGCTGGAATGGTCAGACTCTCAACAAAGCCAATTCCAATAACGCAACTGCTTGCACCTACGGTATCGCCAGCACACTTACAAATGGGAAGATTCAATATGCCGACGGAATCGCGGTGCCAAAGCTATTTGACGATGGCGCGGCTCTCGGAAAAACCGAATTCCCGAATTGCACGTTGGAGTTTGGTCGTGTAGGCGATACGTATACGCTGAAAAAGGTATATGACAAATCGGGAACGGTCATCGACAGTGGGCTGGATACTTTTACTGAGCGAACTAATTGGAACAAAACTAAAATAATGTACGCCAACGACTTCTGGCCGTTGGATAAAGCTCACTCTTATACAAACAACTATGCCTCTGGCCATGATATGCTGTTTGGTGCAACAGAGAATCAATTAACTTTTGTTGGAGCTCCTTATGATCTTAGTGATAAACAGAAAAACGATGATGGTCTGGAAAACAACCCCACGAGTGACGACGCTATCGATCACAACGCCTACTTCGGTATGCAGTACGCGGTCAACTTTGAACTGACCGAAGATTATATTGGCCCTCTGGAATACCTGTTCTTCGGTGACGATGATATGTGGGTGTTCCTGACCCATCCGAACGGTAAATGCGAGTTGATTTGCGACATCGGCGGCGTCCACTCCTCCGTGGGTGAATACGTCAACCTGTGGGACTATATCGACGATGACGCATCCGGCACCCATACCCTGAGCTTCTACTACACTGAGCGCGGAGCTTCCGGTTCTTCCTGCTATATGCAGTTTACCTTACCCTCGGTTTCCTCTGCCACCCCTGAGCAGAGCACCGGACACCTTCGAGTCGAAAAAGAAGTAGCTGGTGCAGTAGTCGATCAGGAAAAGGAGTACCACTTCGATATCAAATTTACCGATGCTGCGGGCAACCGTCTGCTGGATGAGTATTCTTACACTCGCTATGCCAAAGATGGAAGAGTCATCAAAACCGACATTATTCTGTACGATGGAGGCAGTTTTGAACTGCGGGGTGGAGAATACATCATTGTTCGCTACCTGCCAAATGGTGCAAAATACGAAATTACAGAAGCGAACCCAGACAACAGCTTTATAACGACTGTAAACGGAGTGGAAACTGCAACTGTATCCGGAACCATCGAAAAGATGAATACAGAAGTTGTAAGGTATACCAACACCTTCTACTATGAGCTGCCGGAGACCGGTGGCGGAGGTGCGGCAAACTACTGGATCTGTGGAGGCCTGCTGGCGATTATGCCCTGTTTGTGGCTGCTGCGCCGGCAGCGATACAGAGGAAGGAGGGTTACCGGTGGCTGAGAAACGGCCCCTTTTCCAAACTTTTCCGCAAAAATTATTTTGTTATAGAGAAAGAAGAAAGGAAGAAAATCGAATGAAAAAGTTTTTAGCGATCTTGATGACCCTGGTTCTCATGCTCTCCCTGGCCGTGCCGGCAATGGCTGTGGGCGATGGTAAAATTACCATTGACAATGCTGTTAAAGACCAGACTTACACTATTTATAAGATTTTTGATTTGGAAAGCTTTAGCGGCGAAAACTATGCCTATAAAATTGCAAATACCAGCCCGTGGTATGCTTTTGTCACTGGCACTGGTGCAGGTGCTGATTATGTGACCATTGACGCCCAAGGATATGTAACTTGGACTGCTAAAGAAGATGATGCAACTGCTGCAGCCTTTGCCAAAGCTGCTCAGGCTTACGCCAAGACAAAGAGCATTTCTAATCAGGGTGAAAAAATTGCTGTAAATGCTACTGTTGAGTTTACCGGCCTTGATTTAGGTTATTATCTGGTAGACACTACCTTGGGTACTCTGTGCTCTCTGAATACCACAGATAAAGAGGTCACCATCAAAGAAAAGAACGTAGCTCCCGTCATTACCAAGAAAGTTGAGGAAGATTCCAACAACTTTTGGGGCGAGACTAACGATGCCGACATCAATCAGGTTGTCAACTTTAAGGCCACTATCACCGTTCAGAAGGGTGCCGAAAACTACATCCTGCACGATACCATGTCTACTGGCCTGACCTATAATGGTGTTACGTCCGTTAAGAGCGGTAATACTGCTGTGACTGCTGCGAACTACCAAGTGATTGATAATCCTACCGATAGTTGCACTTTTGAAGTCAAATTTGACAATGCATATATTACTTCTTTGCCTGCTGGCACGGAGATTGTGGTTGAATACTCTGCCACTCTGAATGAGAACGCTGTTGTTGGTCTGGACGGAAACACCAATAAAGTCAAATTGCAATATGGTGACGAGAATAAGCCCTCCTATACTCCCGAGGATACTACCGTTACCTACACTTGGGATGCAAAAGTTGTGAAGTACACCCAAAATGGTGCCACTGAAGTCATGCTGGCAGATGCTACTTTCAAACTGAGCACCGACAATGCAGCCACTACTGTTCTCAAGCTCCATAATCTGGGCGACAATAAGTATGAAGTCTGTGCTAAGGGCGATTGCGGCGAGAATCATGTGACTGAAATCACCACTGATGCCACCGGTATTTTCAATATTGAGGGCTTGGATTCTGGTACTTACTATTTGACCGAAACTGCTGCTCCCGCTGGTTATAACAAACTGGCCAATCCTGTGACCATTGAGATTACGGGTGCTACTACCGGTGATGATGATAAGTTGATTTACAGCACCGTTGAAACTAAGGTTCTGAACCAGTCCGGCACCGAGCTCCCCGAAACCGGCGGTATGGGCACCACCATCTTCTACATCGTGGGCGGCGTCATGGTCGTGGCCGCTGTGGTCCTGCTGATCACCAAGAAGCGTATGGGCACCGAGGGTTAAACTACATAGCTGATTTCATCACATAAACACCCAAACCGGGGAGGGGAAACCCTCCCCGGTTACAGTATCAAGGAGAGTCCATGAAGAAGCATCTTTCTACCATCATTTTAATACTTATCTTCCTTATTGGCCTGTCCTTGGTGCTATACCCCACGGTGGCAGACTACTGGAACTCTCTCCACCAGTCACGAGCCATCGCCACCTACGCCGAAGAAGTCGCCAACATCGACACTGACAAATATACCGAAGTTTGGCAGACAGCGGTAGAATACAATCGGAGCCTGCGGAACCGAGACAACATCTTTATCCTGTCTGACGAACAAAAAGTACAGTATGATGAGCTTTTGAATGTGGGCGGCAACGGTGTTATGGGTTATATTGAGATCCCCAGCATCGGCGTCTCCCTTCCGGTCTATCATGGTACCGACGAGGCGGTTTTGCAGATCGCCATCGGCCATCTGGAGTGGACAAGCCTGCCGGTGGGCGGCGAAAGCACCCATTGCGTGGTCTCCGGCCACACCGGTCTACCCTCAGCTAAGCTGTTTACCAACCTGAATCAGCTGGAAAAGGGGGATACCTTCCTGTTTCGCATTCTGGACGAGACCCTTACTTATGAGGTAGACCAGATTTTGATCGTCCTACCCCAGGAAACCGACGCGCTGCACATCGAAGAGGACAAGGATCTTTGCACACTGGTGACCTGCACGCCCTACGGCGTTAACAGCCACCGGCTTTTGGTGCGGGGACACCGGGTAGAGAACGCCGAGATCGCAAAGACCATCCGTGTCACAGCCGACGCCATGCAGATTGAGCCGCTGATCGTGGCACCGCTGGTGGCAGTACCCATGCTGCTGGTGTTGCTGATCATGGTCATGTTCGGCGGTAGAAAGAAGGGAGGAAGGTGAAGTGATGGGCAATCAAAAGACCAACTACCCCAAAATTACCGTTGGCTACCGTGTGGGCAAACTAATGGTGGCCGAACCTACGGACAACCGAAAAAACGGCTATATGATCTGGCGCTGTTCCTGTAACTGTGGGGGAGAAATTCTGTTGGATACCCGCACCCTTCAGCGCGGAACGATTTCCGATTGTGGCTGCGCTACGAGGGTTTCTCCCGGACAAAAAGACCTCACCGGTATGCGCTTTGGGCATCTTGTATGTCTGGAACCTACGAATCAGCGCAGCAAAGGTGGCAGTACAATCTGGCAGTGCAAATGTGACTGCGGCAGCGAATGTTTCGCCGCCAGCAAACAGTTGACGCGGGGATATAAAAAAAGCTGTGGTTGCCTGAGCCATCCTCCCTTGAAAGACTATGTTGGGAAACGATTTGGTCAGCTGACCGTCGTAAACTATTATGGCAAACTGGAAGGTGCCCACCGTTGGGCGTGCAAATGCGACTGCGGCAACACGACAATCGTCCACCAGACACTGCTGCAATCCGGCAAAACCAAAAGCTGCGGCTGCCTGCAGGCCAACATTATCAAGGACAACATGAAGTTCGTGGATGGAACGTCCGTAACGATGTTGGAGAATGCTGAAAAACGGCTGATCTGCTCCAACTCCAGCGGTCATAATGGTGTTTATTTGAACAAAAAAACAAAAAAATGGGTCGCGCAAATCACGTTTAAAGGGAAGACCTATTACCTTGGCACCTTTGCGAAAATCGAAGACGCCGTCACTGCCCGGAAGAAGGCAGAAGAGCGCATGTATGGCGAGTTTTTGGCGTGGTATCACGAAGAATACACCTCCCAAAATCCATAAGGTTCCGGTAAGTCCGCGGGCCGTGGTCCAATTGCCATCTCAGAGAAAGAGCAAAAATCCCGCAAACCCTTGAAACAACAGGGGTTGCGGGATTTTTTTGTGTTTTTGTGCGGTTATAATCCCAGGGCAAGGCCGTCCCGGTGGGGGTCGGCGGCAAATGTAGTTTTGAAGCATTGCCGCTGCTTCTTTGTATTGGATGTAAAAGGCAACCTCCCTACCGTACAATTGCTATGAGCGTTTGCGATAAAACTTGACTGAAAGTTCCGTTAAATCATATTGACAGTATGAAATAAGCTCGGTAAAATTTAAGTAGGTACTTTTTCCTACACAGTACTCAGATGGCTCCCTGCAGAGCGGTAAAGCCCACTTCCTCCCCCCTCCCCTTTTCCGTGTCGGTTGACAATGATGGTGGAAGTACGGCACTCCTTTTTTATTTGCAAAGCGGGGATTCACTGGGGAAGACAGTTTTGCAGTTTCCAGACCTTCTCCCCCCTCAAATTGGTCAAGCGAAACGCCGGCATACAGGCAAAGCCGCAAACCTGTATATGCCGCTGAATGCGGCACCCTGGGAACTGCATATTTGGGCAAAGTGGGTTCAACTCCCGCAATTCCCATCAAATCAAACTAAAACAGGTCGGTGAATGTATTTTTGCCAAACGACATCGTAAAGGTTTTCTGCCCCGCTTGCAGCACATGGCTGTGTATGGTCGGAACAGAAACTACCGGCCGGATCGCTCCCTATTGCAAGCGATGTAAAAAGAATATCATTATTAAACTAAGTGCCGAGTGCCAGTCATCTTGTACGCAGAACGCAAGTGTATGAGTTGACTGGCACTTTTTTGTTTTTGGAGGTGTTTTTTATTGCTAGGCAGACGAAAAATATTCTGCGATGCTGACACAATCCATACCGGCAATATTGAAGAGATCATCGCAGAAGCCTTACGCATTCATCACCAGAATGCCAGAGAAATCAAATACCTCCGTCGTTACCTTGCCGGCGATCAGCCAATTTTGCACCGGACAAAGAAGACCCGTGAGGATATCACCAACAAAGTCGTTGTAAACACCGCCAGTGAGGTCATGGACTTCAAATTATCCTATATCTTTGGCTCACCTATCGACATCGTCCGCTCTGCCAACTCAGACACGACTGTTGACATCACACCATTTCAGCAAATGATGGATGAGCAAGGCAAAGACGACGTTGATCAGACAATCGCGCTGGATATGCTCACTTGCGCCTTGGGTTATCGCGGTATATTGCCTAACCCAAACGATGGGGACCTCTCCCCTTTTTGTATTGTGGACATGGCTCCGGAAACTACCTTTTGCGTCTATCAAAACGACGTGTTCAAACGAAAAGTCCTTGGTGTGTCTTACCTGAAAAAGCTGGATGGCTCCATGTACCTGACAGCCTATTCTGACACCACCCGTTTTGAACTTGCTTCGGTATCTCCAGGCGATACTCTGAAATTGATCGGGGTCTCTCCCAACGGCATTGGTGCGATCCCCATTGTGGAATACGCCATGCCCGAGCTTATGGGGGCATTTGAAAAAGCCATCCCTTTAATGGATGCATTAAATACCTCCGCTTCCAATCGTGTGGATGATTTGGAGCAGTTTGTTCAGAGCATTTTATGGATCTCCGGCGTTGATTTAGACGAACATGCTCAGGCACAGCTGAAGGAATCCCTATGTCTCCTTACACCAAATGTCCAGGATGGAGTTCAGCCGCAGGTTAAATTCCTTGTAAACAACCTGGACCAGGCGGGCATTCAGGGCATGGTGGACGACCAGTACTATCACATTTTAGAGGTGTGCTCCGTCCCCGGCCGTGAGCAAAGCAGCGGTGGAAACACCGGCGCCGCTACCGAACTGGGGGCCGGCGGCTGGCGCAAAGCGCAATACAGCGCCGACCGCATCATTTCCGCTTGGAAAAAGGGTGACCGTGAAATGTACCGTGTGGCCCTGGCCATCCTTGAAAAAAGCTCCAAAACCCCGGCTTCCTTAGCCGGTCTGAAGGTCACAGACCTTCAAACTAAGTTCACTTTGAGCAAGTCCAATGACCTTCTTACCAAAACACAGGGTATGTTAAACCTGATGCAGGCAGGTGTCTCCCCTCGCATCGCCTATCGTGAGGTGGGTGTGTTCTCTGACCCTGAACAGGTTTATGAAGAGAGCAAGAACACCGCCGACAAAGCTATGGAGAAGATGCACGGCACCGAGGATAAGTCCCTGGGCGCTGTGGATGTGACTAATCAGCCCCAGACGGCAGACAGTTTGGAACGGAATGTTACCGGCAAGGGCAACATCCAGAAGCAGGACTAACCTATGCTCCCTATCGACGAGTTAAATGTTCTGCGCTCTCAGCTTCGGGAATTGGTTTCCGCCGTACAGCGTGAAGTCGTACAGTATGACAACATTGATTTTCTGATAGACCTCCTTGCCTCCACGGTAGTCCCTATTGTGGAAGAGTGGTTGGAGACAGAGTACGACAAAGCCTACCGTTCCGGTATTGAGCCATGGCTCAACGCCCTCCCGGATGATGCCGCTCGAACACGGGCGCTTTACACATCGGTAGGTGGAAAAACCTTTGTCGAGCGCATCGAAGAATATGCTGCCGGGGATCTAGGGCTGTTTGTCTCAAAAGTAGAAACGCTTTTAAAGACAGACGGCCATCGTGTCCGCTCAACGGGCACATTACACGCCGGCGAAACGCTATCCTCCGTGGGTCTGACGGTGCATAAGACCTGGCGTGGTGTTTTGGACGAACAGGAGCGGGATGCCCACATTGCTCTGGAAGGTGTAAGCCTGCCATTGGACGGCCTGTTTCAGGTGGCCGAGCACACCGCTCCCGCTCCGGGCCTGTTTAACAACCCGGCCCTGGACTGTAACTGCCGATGTGAACTGGAAATCAGCGTAACATGACACAAGTCTTGTGTATGACTTAAAAATCACTTGTATATACCTGAAATTATTTTAGTGCCATCAGTGCCGTTCTTCTCCTCTTTTTGGAGGTTATGGAACGGCACTTTTTTTATATTTCGGGTCCCCGGCCCCGTATTGCCGGAGAACACATTCCGCGGCCCCAACCGCTGTATCAAATGGAGGACATACAAAATGGATTTGAAAACCCTGTTAGGCGACGCCTATAAAGACGACATGACCTTGGAAGACATCAATACCGCATTATCCAACCGCACGTTATTTGACGAAAGCGAACTGGAATCTCGTGTGGCCAACCGCACTGCAGCACAAAAGCGCCTGTTAGACACTGCCAACAAAAAATTGGCAGACGCGTTGGCCAAGCACAACGCCACCAGCGGCGAAAATGCAGATCTCCTGGCCCGTATCGCTACCTTGGAAACAGAATCCATGGAAAACAAACGTGCCGCTGCCATCGCAAGAGAAACGGCATCCTATGTCTCCATGGGCTATCCGGAGGAGCTTGCAAGATCCACGGCTGAGGCATTGGTCGATGGCGATACCGTCACGATCAACGCTAACCTTGCGACCTTTATCACACAAAAAACAGCTGCCATTCGTGAAGAACTGATGAAAAGCACGCCTGCACCTTCTGCCAGCGGCAACACAAGTGCGCTTACTATGGATTACTCCAAAGCCAAACTGGACGCACTCAGCGCCGGTGATGAAGTGGCCTATATGCGTATCTGCCGTGAAGAAATGGAGCAACTTGCTCAACAATGACGGTGATCAAGTCTATCTCCTATGACCAGTCTGAGATCATCAAAAACATTTTAAAGCTGTATGTTCCTGATGAACGCATCGACGTCGACAGCACCTACAGCAGGGGTTATTTCTACAAAAACACTGGCATCGCGGAGCCGCGATACAAGTTTGACATTTCCCCGCAAAGCGAATCTGTTTCGTTCGGAGACAGCCGCAACCTTCCACTCCCTGGCCAAAGTGTGCAGTGCATGATGTTTGACCCGCCGTTTTTGGCCACAACGGGGAAATCGCTTAATGAGGACACAGGAAATATCATCAACCGCCGTTTTGGTGTGTATGCCAGTGAACACGCGCTGCATCAGTTTTATGTAGACAGCCTAACTGAGGCACATCGTGTGCTCAAACCAAACGGCATCTTGATTTTCAAATGCCAGGACAAGGTCAGCAGTGGAAAGCAATACATGAGCCATGTATTTATCGCAAACGCCGCTGTAAAGGCCGGATTTTATCCGAAAGACCTGTTTATTTTGCTTGCCAAATCCCGCTTGGTGGCCAACTGGCAGGCCAAAAACCAAAAACACGCACGGAAATACAATGCTTACTTTTGGGTTTTTGAGAAATCCAGTAAGCGAATACAGTACTTAGCCGAAAACACTTGCGAGAGCGGTTCAGTCGTTCCAGGAGCCATCCACGCAAACTAACTTTCTGGAGGAATGACCATGCCAATCAATATCAATAACTATATCGCGTCAGGCAATCCCGCCTTATACGCCGGTCCCATCCTATTCCGCCAAGGCAGAGCAGACACGCCTTTACTGAGCATGATCGGGAACCGCAGACGCACCACAAATTCCGAAATTTTCATTGTCGGCCAGCACTTTGCATCACCAGTCGCGGGTGACAGCGTTGTGTCCGAGACACAATCGGCAACAGAAATCCCTGATTTCGCGCCTATTGGCCGTAAGCAAACGACAAATGTCACGCAAATTCATACGAAATCCATTGCCTGGACGGACTACGGCACAGGTAACCGTGGGCTGTTAAACGGTCCGAACCTTGCCAACCAACAGGGCAATCCCAATTCGGAAGTAGACTTCCAACGCGCACACAAGGCTCTTGAGCTGGCTCAGGACATTGAATATGCCATCATCAACAGCAAATACCAGTTCCGCGACGGAAACAACAACATTGCCAATCGCACACGCGGTCTACTTGACTCCATCAAGACCAACGTCATGGATCTACGCGGTAATGAAATGAGCTGGCAAGTCCTGAACGAAATGCTAATCGCCATGGCGGACAATGGTGCACCATCCACAGACCTCATTTTAGGCTGTAACGACATCACTGCTACGCAACTTGCTATCGAGGCGAAAGCCGAACACTTCGAGATTGTAACCGGATTAAGTGCTGTCAACGGCATCGCTGTAACCGAGATCCACACTGTCCGCGGTGTTGTTCGTCTTGTGAACCTTCGCTATCTTCCGGACGGCACGGCACTGCTTTTGAACATCGGTGCACTCTCCATCGTAGAGCAACCGTTCCAGAATGGTAACTGGAACTGGATGCGCATTGGCCGTCAAGCCGCATCCGAAGTGGAAATGTTGGCTGGAGCATGGGGGTTAGATTGTGGGTACGAAGGTCTTCATGGGGTCTTTACGGGCATAGCAACTTCCTACTCTCCATACACAGGGACTAAGGTATTCATCGCCAATCAGTCTGTGGAAACTACGGAAGTTGGCGCTACGCTGGATAAAGTCGTCCTTGGTGCAGCACAAGTCGGTGTGGCAACGGCTGATTTAGGTCTGACATACAACACGGAACCTACTGAGGAACCAATCCTTGCCTACCAGTGGAAAATAGGAAGCTCCACTTCTGGCCTATTTTACGACATCGAAGGGGCTACGGATGCTACCTATACGCCTACCGAAGACCAAGTTGGTAAATACCTCAAAGTCGAGGTCGTTTCAACTGGTGGCGCTGTCGGTCAAGTACTTTCCAACGCTCGTAAAATCGCTGCTGCTGACGGCGAATAAGGGAGTGACCGAGGATGTCTCAGCTGGAAAAACTGAAATTGTGGCTGCCTGACGTTGCCGATGACACGTTAATGGAGTCTGCTCTTGAACGAGCCAAGCTGATTATCCTCGAACTTCGCTTCCCTTTTGGTTATTCCGATGGTCAAGACCTGGAACCTCAATACATGGGGCTTCAGGTCGAAATGGCCATTGAATTGATTTCCAAAATGGGCGCGGAAGGCGAAACGGCACACAGTCAAAGCGGCGTGTCACGTACTTATGAAAATGCCGGCATCTCAGATAGCCTAAAGCGTCGGGTCGTGCCGGTGGCCAAAGTGGTGATATACGATGCGGGATCTTAGGCGAAATCAGCTGCAGATCTATTATGCGTTGCGCAAACTTTCCCTTGATACCGATGAATGGGGCAACACCCATGAGGTAAAGGGCTATACATCTCCGATTCCTCTGGCTATTTGTATCTCGGCAAATAAAGGCGAAGCAGAAGCTCAGGCCTTTGGCGCCGATCTGCAATATGACCGCGAGATGGTCACTCATGACCTATCATGCCCCATCGATGAATACTCCCGCCTGTGGTTAGATGGGCGCTCCATTGAGGAAACGCACAATTTTGAAGTAGCTGCCGTAAGTAAGTCCCTGAACTGTATTCGGTATGCCATAAGGCGGGTGAATGTATCCCGATGAGGAAAGTCATCAAGGTGCGGCTTGACCCCCATAGCATCGCCAATGCGGTGACCGAACTGAATGAGTACAAAGCGGACCTGGAACGGCGCATCCGACTCCTGGTCGAGACATTAACCGACCGTGGCGCGGATATCGCCCGAGCGAAAGTAGTTGAAATGGACGCCGTTTACAGCGGAGATCTACTGAAGTCTATTAACAGCTATCTATTTTCTTTCGGTAAGAATCCGGTGGGATTTATCCGGGTCAATGCGGAGTACGGCATATTTGTCGAGTTTGGCACGGGAATCGTGGGGAAAACCAGCCCGTATCACCCCGCCCACAGCGCGTTCGATTGGGAGCATGACGTACATGATCACGGAAATGCCGGGTGGTTCTATCCCGGTGACGATGGAAAGGCTCATTGGACAAAAGGCCAGCCAAGCCGTCCGTTTCTGTACGAAACGGCACTGCGGCTGAAGCAAGAGTTTCCGAAAATCGTCAAGGAGGTGTTTGGATGATCGACCACGAAAATCGGATTTTCGATGCGGTCTCCGAAGCCTTGCGAACGGCATTTGACCCAATTTTTATAACAGGCGTCGAACTGGTGAACACCCCTCCCCAGTTCCCCGCCGTATCTATCGTCCAGAAAAACACAGAGGTCAACACGCGTTATTCCACATTTGACCGGGTGGAGAATGTGACCTCCGAAGAATATGAGTTTGGTGTTTTTTCCAATCTGGAACGTTCGAGGGATGCCAAAGAACAGACCAAGGCCATTGTGTCTGTCATTGACGGGGTGATGGCCAATCTGTATTATCCCCGAACTTTCTGTCAGTTGATTGCCAATGCTGACACTACAATCACCCGCCGTATAACACGATACGCAAAAGACCATGTAACGACGGAGGTATAAAAATGGCTGGAATTGCTCTTTCTACAGCCGGTGTGAAGGTGTGGTACGCCGTTGAGGAAACGGCCAACACTCGCCCGACCGCCGGCTATACACATATATCGGATTTAAAAGAAGTTCCTGACTTCAACCCAGAACCGGAGACCCATGAGGCCACGGATTTAGAGGAAACAGAGTACAAGTTCTATGTTGCCGGTTTAAAGGATGTCGGCGGTGCTCTTGGGTTCCTGGCCAACTTCACGGAAGCTCTGCAAACTCAGTGGGAAGGTATTGTGGAGGCTTATGAAACTGGTATTACATCTCAAAAGCGTATGTGGTTCCAGATCAGCCACCCCAAACTGCCGAAAGCGGTATTCTTCACCGGTGAACCCGCTGCCATGGGGCTTCCGGGTATTGCTGTAAATGGTGTATTGGAAACCACTGTATACATCACGCCGACCAGCGCTCCCATCTGGGAAACCAAAGTTGATCAGTAAGAATGGAGGCTACGCCGATGGCGACGAAAATCACGTTTTCTTATGAGGGCAAAGATTATTGCCTTGAATATACCCGTAAAACGGTTAGACAGATGGAAGAACAGGGGTTCGTGGCCTCTCGTATCGACACAGCACCTATGACCATCCTCCCCGACCTGTTTGCCGGCGCTTTCAAAGCTAATCACAGGTTTACGGACCGTGCGGTGATCGACGCGATTTATGACAAGATGCTGGACAAAAAATCGCTGATTGATACCCTTGCCCAGATGTATAGCGAACCTATTCAGGCCTTAACTGCTGACGGTGACGAGGGAAACGGCATCGCGTGGGCGACGAACTAAACAGCGTCGACCCACACCCACCCCAAACATTCTCGGAAATATTCGATGAGCACTTCCCTTTTTATCTGTCCATCGGCATGTCTTCAGCGGAATACTGGGAAGGCGACCCTTCCCTCCCCCGTTATTTCCGCAAGGCATTTCAAATGCGACAAGAATATGAAAACAACCAAGCCTGGCTCGAAGGCTTGTATGTGTATGATGCCGTGAGCTCCGCTTTGACGCACCTCAGCCCAAACAAGAAAGACCACCGGAGCTATGCCGAGAAACCGTATTCCTTTAACTCCTCCGCTGCTGCCGCGCACGAAGAGGCAAAAGTCGAAGAGGCGCAGGCGCAAGCCGAAATGTGGCTGAAATCCTGGGCCGCGGCAACACAAAAACAGTTCCGTTCCTGAGCCAGAATTGGTTATCGGGA